AAGATTCCTTTAAAACTTCCAAAAGAAATGATACGAGTATGGGAAGAATATTTTGGTGAAAAAAGAAAAGTAAGGTCTAACTTAGATATTAGAGTTTTTAAAGAATGTGAATTAAAATTAAAAGATTATCAGAGTGATAAAAAAAGAGGAGTATACTTTTGTTCATTCTATGAAAACACAAATGATTTTTTACAAAACAATATTAAAAAAAGTTCTTTGAAATTAAGGCAGGATTTCGTATATTATAATAATTTAATATCTGAATGGTGGAAACCAAAAGCAGAAAAAAGATTTAATAAACTAAAATCTGATAATAAAATAATATCAGAATTACATTTTTGGGATAAGTTATTTGGCTTAACTTATGAACAGGCAAAAGATAAATATTTAGGAGAAGTTGGAAGATGATAAATCAAGAACAAATGGATAACAATTGGAATGAGTTGATGTCAATTATTGATGAACATTTCGAAGGTAAACAGAAAGAAAATATTTTAAAGTTACACAATGACTTTGAAACAGAATATAAAACTGCACCAGCATCAGGTAGACCTAATTATCATAATTGTTTTAAAGGTGGTTATCTTGACCATGTTTTACATGTAATTAAAAATTCACTTATGATTAAAAGACAATATGAATTAAACGGAGTTGAAGTAATTCATTCAGATTCAGATGTGGTATTGGCAGCTATGTTTCATGATTTAGGTAAACTTGGTGATGGAACACAACCTTATTATAAATATCAAACTGATGATTGGAGAAGAAAAAAACTTAAAGAGTGGTATACACATAATAAAGATTTAGATTATATGACTGTTCATGATAGAGCTTTATGGTTATTATCTAAATATCACATTGATGTTAATCCACATGTTTATAAGGCTATCTTATGTGCTGATGGTTTATTTGACCCAGCAGCTGAAACTTATTTTAAATCTTATGTAGATACAAGACACGTTCTTGGTTCAATAGTTCACTTTGGTGATTGGTTATCAACAATCTGTGAAAAACAAACTTGGTTACAAGGTGAAGAGGAACATTCAGATGAGGGTGTAACAAAACACAAAGAAGTTCCAAAAGAACAAATAGACAATATGAAAGCTAAGTTTGACGAGTTATTTAATTAGGAGATTAGTATGTGGGTAGGTTTAACAATATTGTTTTTTATAATTAGTATTTTTACATCTGTATTGGTATATTATTCATTACGAAGAATAACACAATATGAAGAATTAATTTTACAGATACAACAAGTTGTAAAATTTTCAACAGAAAAAATGAAACTTGTTGATTCGAAAGGACATTACGAATCAGATGATGAAACTGGTTTTTTCTTTGAACAATTAAAACAAATTCAATTATCTTTAGATGGGATATTTGAAGAGGAGACACAAGATGCCAAAAAAGAAAGCTAAAAGAAAAGTATATTTTGGAAAAGAAGTACAAGACGCTATTATTGAATATAACTCTTCAAACAATGACGCTGAGAGAAATAACATTTATGGAAAAAGAATACATGCAGCTTTTGATAAATTAGCTGAAAACATAATTAATACATTTAAGTTTACGTATTTTGATGACCCATTTAAAGATGTTAAACATGAAGTAGTAGCGTTTATGGTTATGAATATGCATAAATATGACCATACAAAAGGTTCAAAAGCATTCAGTTATTTTTCAGTAGTTGCTAAAAACTATTTAATTTTACATAATAACAATAATTATAAAAAACTAAAAACACATGATAAGATTGATGTTTTAGATAGACATCGTAGTAAAGACGCTAATTATGAATCTGATTTTATAACCTTAACAAACGAAATTACAGAGTACTTTGATAACAATATGAACAATATTTTTAAAAAACCAAGAGATTTAAAAATAGGTTATGCTATTATAGATTTAATGAAACAACGTGATGACATTGAAAATTTTAATAAAAAAGCTTTATATATTTTAATTAGAGAAATGACTGATGTTGAAACTGCTCACATAACATCAGTTGTCAATACTTTAAAAAAACATTACAAAAAATTATTAAATACTTTTAATAAAAAAGGAACTATAATTTACAATCATTCAGGTTCCTTCTTCTAAATTAACTAACCCACTGTTAAAGTGGGTTTTTTATTTCTTACAATTTCTTACAAATTTTATATTTATATATGAATAAGTCTATCCATAGGAGATGATATGTCAGACAATAAAGAAATATTTGAAGGAAAAACCTTTCAAGATTTAACAAAAGATATTTACGAAAACACTACGAAGCGTAAAACTCAAATCGATTTGTTAATATCAGAAATACACGGATTCATTACAACAATAGATGATGTGGTATTGGTTGCACCTATCATAAAAGAATATATGGACACTGCTGTTCGTAATGATGAACATTTGGTAAAACTCGCTGGTGTATTGCAAAGAATTATATCTAAATCACAAGGTGAATCAGACGAATCAATGTTATTAAGTGATGAAGAAAAGGCTGAGTTAATGGGAACACTTCAAGATACTGTTGATGACTTACAAAAAGAAAGTCATCGACTTGAAACAATAAAAGATAAAACTATTTCAAAAGGATATTCGGAGAGTTAAATGGGTTCAACATTTCAAAATTTCTCAGGACAAAAAGTGAAAGGATTTATGGGTAAGGAATATGCCTTACCAGTATATTTACAATTTGTACCAGGTTATTGTGTTGATGCAATTCATTCACAAGAGTCGTATGGATATAAGGGTGAACAAACCATTAATACAATTTATGCAGTTTCTCATATACCAAGCAATAGTGGAAAAAGAAGACAGCAATATTATAGTGAAGATAATAGGTATTTTCCTTTATTAAGAAATCATGGGGATGTACCAACCAAAGGTGACCCAGTCTTATTATGTACAATTGGTAAAATAAATTATTATTTAGGGCCACTTAATACTATAAATAATAGTCCAACTTGGAATGATGATAAAAACTATAAAAAAGAATTAACCATTGGAACTTCAGACATGTTACAAAATACCTTGAGGGGTGAAAGAGGTGAAAGTTTAGCATTTAATAAAGATGTTGAATACAATAGATTACAAAAAGTAAGATTACCTAATTTAGATTATGGTGAAGGTGATGTAATAAATGAAACCACAGGTGATTATATGATTGAAGGTAGACATGGTAATAGCATTCGTGTTGGAAGTAGAAGTAATAACCCTTATGTTTTTATTTCTAATCAAAGAAATGATAACAATGTTTTTGAAACATTAGGTGATGGTAGTTTAATAACAATAACTTCAAAAGGAACATTAGCTCAACATTTTCCATTTCACATAACAGATGATGATACACCAGTACTTGGATTTACCTTAGCTTCAGATACTGTTGACCCAAATCCAAATCCAATTGGTACGGTACAAAGTTTTTTAAATAATAATGCTGATATACAAACAACAATTTATGGTTATGGAAATAATAATAATGAGAATCAAATTTTATTACATTCAGATAGAATAACTTTAAATTCAAAACGTGATGATATATTTATATCGTCACTTAAAGATATACATATTGGTTCAGGTGAAAACTTGACAATATCAACTAATAAACAACTAATCATTAGTTCAACGACAACAAAATTAGGTAAAGATGCAAAAGAACCTATGGTAAAAGGTAATGAATTAGTCACATTATTAAAAAAAATTGTAGACATTTTACCATTACTTGTTGCAACACCAAATGTAGGAGGGCCTTTACAAATTCCCGCCACCCAATATAATAATATAGTAGATACAATTGATGATTTTTTAAGTAGTAAACATTTTATAGATAAATAAAAGAGGTAATTATGAAGAAGAAAAAAACAATAAGACAAATAGTTAGAGAAGAAGTAGCTATGGCGATTCAAGAGGTAATAACTGAATTGAAAAAACCAGTTAAGGTTGAAAAACCAATGACACCAAAGAAACGAACACAAAATAGTCAATTCACATCTAATAAAATTTTAAATGATGTATTGAATGAAACAGCTCAAGATGGTGATTGGAAAACAATGGGTGGTGGTGAATATACATCTAATAGAATGAATGAAATTGTTGGAAGAAATTATGGTGACATGATGAATCAACAACCACAAGTTGTACCATCAAGTGACCCTATGAGTCAATTCTTAAATAAAAATTATAGAGAAGTTTTAGATAAGGCTGAACAAAAACAAAAACAAAAATATGGAAAATAATAATGGCGGAAGTTAAACAACCAATAATAAGTCCAGATAGAGGATTAAAAGAAAATTTAATTAATGGTAAATTGGCTGCATTAAAAGAATCTGGTGTTGATATTAAAACAGTTAATACTTCACGTAATTCTTTTCTTGAAAGAGATGCAGAATATACTAAAGAAGCCTTAATAAACTTTTTGACACATCCTGAATGTAATTTTACAATTACAGAAATAAAAGCACCTGTTGTTGTAGAAAAATTTAAAATACCAGATATACCACTAACTATTTTTATTGACACATTACTTGGTCAATTTCAGCCTGTTTTAAAAGCATTACGAAAATTAGCAAACCCACTTGGATTAGGTAGTGTAATTGATGAGTTAGAAGGTGAATTAGAAAAAGCAATACGAACCGTTTTACAAAATCCTGGGTTTGTACCATCAATTAATCAATCAAAAGATGGAGATGAACAAGATGGTGGATTGGAATCCACTGGTTATGTTTACATTGGAGATGACCCAAATTCACAAGATGATTTCAATGTTGAAGATGAAGTTGGACAACGAGATTTTACATCTGTGAGATTAATTAGAGATGATATTGAGAATATAATATAATGGCAGTTAAAGATACATCAAGAAAACCCTATATTGAAGATAACGATACTAATGTCAAAATTGGTATTGATTTACCAATTCGTAGAGGTGATGGGAAAGATGGATTTTTTGCAACAACTTCAACAACCATTGAAGCTGTAAAAAACAATATAAGAAATTTATTACAAACAAATGAAGGTGAGCGTTTGTTTCAACCAAATCTTGGTATTAATTTAAAACAAATATTATTTGAACATATCACAGAAGAAAATTTATTAAATATACAAGATTTAATTTTAGATAAATTACAATTTTGGTTACCTTTTGTTGAAGTTAGGAATATTGAAGTTTTAAGTCAAGATACTAATTCAGATATTAGAGCAAATGAAATCAAAGTTAAAATATTATTTAATATAAAACAAGACCCAAACACCCTTGATTCAATTACACTTAATTTTACTAGTGATATAGGTGTATCAGAATCAGATGCAACAAGTACAACTGGATATTAATTGGAGATAAAATATGCCAACATATGGTAAACAAAATTTTAAAGAATCAAACGTAAATTATTTAAATAAAGATTTTGCATCATTAAAAGAATCTTTAATGAATTATGCAAAATCATATTTTCCAAATACATATCGTGATTTCAATGAAACATCACCTGGTATGATGTTATTAGAAATGAACGCCTATGTTGGTGATGTTTTATCATTTTATATCGACCAACAATATCGTGAGATGTTATTACCATTAGCTGAGGAGAGAAGAAACATTATCACAATGGCTAAGATGTTTGGTTACAAAGTAAAACCAATTGTTCCAGCTTTTGTTGATTTAACTTTTACATCTGACGTAAATTCTGATAGTGGTAATGTTACAAAAGTGGATTACACAAATGCGAGTGTATTTGATGAAGGAATAGAAATAGTATCTTCAACAGATTCAAATATAATTTTTTCAACTTTAGAACCAATTGATTTTAGAATTACTGGTTCAAATGATACGAATACTATTGCTGTAACAGATGATAGTGGTTTAGCTTCAAAATATAAATTATCAAGAACTGTAAAGGCAGTAAGTGCTACACAAAAAACAATTACATTTCAAATAGGACAACCTGAAAAGTTTAAAACCATTACATTACCTGATACAAATGTAGTTGATATTATTTCTTGTGTAGATTCAAATGGAGATAATTGGTATGAAGTAGATTTTTTAGCTCAAGATAAAGTTCCAATTGAAACACATTATACAGATGATGTAAATAGAAGTTCAGCTTATATAGACTTTCAAGGTAATGTTTCAGTTGAAGCTGTACCTTATTCTCTAACCTATATTACTTCAACAAAAAGATTTACAAGAGAAACAAATTTAGATAATACAACTTCATTAATATTTGGTAATGGTGTTTTAAAAAATGGTGAAGTGATTGATGAAGGATTTATTGATTTGGAACAAGTTGGTGTTGTAATACCAGGACAAGCTAATAATTTAAACGATGCTATCAATCCATTGTTAGGTGACGAGTATTCAACATTGGGTGAAACACCAAACAACACAACATTAACAATTACTTATCGTGTTGGTGGGGGTATAAATTCAAACGTAGTTAGTGGTGATTTAACAACTTTACCAAGTACAATTGTACCATCAATAAATGGTGGAGCTACACTCGCATCGGTTAATAACAACATTGGTGCTCGTGGTGGTAAAGATGAAGAGGATACTGAGGAGATAAAACAAAAAGCGAGAGCTTTTTTCACGACACAAAATAGATGTGTGACGAAAGAAGATTATGAAGCGAGAGTATTAAACATACCAGCTAAGTTTGGAAACATTGCAAAAACTTATGTAGCTAGACCATCTACAATATCTGACCAACCTGATATTACACAATTGCCTGTCATAAATGGTCGAATTGCAGATGATAACTTTAATTCTATTACTTATTTAAATAATGCTGTCGGTCTTTTAAACGATAATGATGTATCAGGAGCAGAAAATGAAATTGCTAAAGCTTTAATAGAATTAGATTCTCAATCTCAAGATATTGGAAGTTTAACTGAATTTGTCGCTTCTGTACAAAATTTTGAATTAGGTTCAATAGACATATATATTCTTGGTTACAATAATAAAAAACAATTAATTGGTAATCCAAATAGAATTTCACTCAATAGTACAGATTATGTACCAGATTTATTAAAAACTAACATAAAAAAATATTTAGAAAATTTTAAATTAATGACGGATGTGGTTACAATTCAAGATGGATACATTGTAAACTTTGGGGTGATATTTGACGTAATAGCTGAAAAATATGCAGATAAACAAAAAGTAAAATTAGATTGTATTCAAAAAATAAAAGATTATTTTAGAATTGAAAAAATGCAATTCAATCAACCTATTTATAAAAGTGATTTAGAATTTGAATTAATGGGTGTTGAAGGTGTTCGTTCCATTGGACATGTCACAATTACACAAAAAGATGATTATAATAGTGAAATAAGTGATGCTGATTTAGCAAACGCCACTTACAGTTATTCATTTTCAAATACTGAGGCAACAATTGATATAGATGGTGATGGAATAGTTGATGGTGCATTTAGAGATGTCACAGGTGAAAATGAAGAGGGAACATCTGGTTATGGTTACAAGTATAATTTCCAAACTGCACTCTCAACTGATGGTACAATTATTTTACCACCAAATACATCCACACCAACAGTTTTTGAATTAAAGAATCCAAATACAAACATACAAGGGAGAGTTAGATAATGCATCATTTTATTTTTCCATCACAAGACACTTGGATTTCAAGTGGTTCAAATTTAATTACAGGTGAATCTTTTAAAGACCAAAATTTTGGACGAGACCAAATACTTGAAGTTAAAAAAGAATTTTTTAATAATTCATTTGACCATCAGACAAGAGCGTTAGTAAATTTTAGTGGAACGGAGTTTACTGAGTTATCAAAATCAGTATCAGATGGCACTATATCATCTAACGCAAAATATTATTTAAGGTTATTTGAAGCCGAAGGTAATGCTGAAATGACTGAAGAATATAAATTAGCTATACAACCGATTTCACAATCTTGGGTTGAAGGTACAGGTAAATTTGGTGATGACCCAAAAAATACAAATGGATGTAGTTTTGATAATCGTAGTAATCCAATTGGAGGAACTGCAGTACCTTGGGCCACACCTGGTGTAACAGTGTTAAGTGTTAGTTCATCCACACAAACTTTTTCAAATCAATCACCTGATGTTAATGTAGAAGTAACCAATATGGTGAATATGTGGTTACAAGGACAAGAAGAAAACTATGGTATGTTAGTTAGATTTAGTGGTAGTCAAGAAACAGATAGTGAAACATTTGGACATTTAAAATTCTTCTCGAGAAACACACATACAATTTTTTCACCACAATTAGAGGTTCGTTGGGATGACCATTTACCTTGTACAGGTTCAAACACTGGTTCTTTAAATGAATTGACAATGAGTGGTTTAGCTGATAACTTTTTATATATGAAAGGTTTAAAAGAAAGTTATAAGGTTGGTGAACGGGTTAAGTTTAGAGTTGGTGCGAGAAAAAGATATATTCAAAAAACTTTTACTAATTCAGTACAAACCGTTACGGGTTCATTTATAACTGAAGGTAGTGGTTCTTATGCAATCAAAGATGTTGCTACTGATGAGTTCATTGTCCCATTTGAAGACAATCAAGATGTAGTGTATACAAAACTTAGTTGTGATTCAAACTCAAATTATTTTATTCAATATTTAGATGGATTCTATCCAGATAGAGTTTATAAAATATTACTTAAATTAAAATATGATGATGGACAAGAACAGATATTTGATGATAATTTTGAATTTATAGTTAAAAGGAATTAGTTATGGCTTATACACCAGAAGAAAATGAAAATTTTCAACCACCTGAATTTGAACAAACTGTTGAGGGTCAACCTCTTAATAAATTAGAGGGCTTATTGGATAGAGTAGCCGAGGCATTAATTCAAAGTCCACTTGTCAATACAACAATAGTTGAAGATAATCAAAAATTTATTCGTAATGGACAATTACAATCAGGCCAAGGAAGTGGTGTTTTAGCATTATTCCAAAAAGACATTAAAGCTAATGCAGATGATTTAAATGCTTATGATGGTGATGCAGAAATTGTTTTACAACAATATGCTAATGGAATAATAGATTTTAACACTTTAATAGTATCAATTAATCCAGGTGCTAATGATACAATATCAATTGAAATATCAGGTGGTGGTTTACCATCACCACTTGACATCACAGAATTTCTTGTACAAGATGGATTTTTTTCTAATGTAAGTCAATTCATTTCAATATCAAAACAACAAGCTAGTATAGATGTTGAAAAAGCTGAAGAATATTTAGATACAAATATATTTGAATTACTACCAACTGGTGACACTAGACAAGCAAGAATTACAAGATTTTTTCAAGAATTAGGAGCATTGTTACCACCTAATTTACCTGAATTTGATTTAGATACTGATGGTAGAGTTGATAGAGCTCAAGATGGGACTTGGACTGGTTCGCTTGATTATAGTAAAAATAATAGTATTGTTTATGCACAAGAAAATACTGATGGAAACATTGATGAAGAGGATTCGTTTATTCATAGATTAAAATCAACAACCAACGATACAAATTCTACAAAAACCATTGAAGATATTTATAATACTATTTTACCTTATTTAACTGATATATTGGAGGATGACATTGGTTTAGAGGATGAGAGACCAATATATCAAAATCAATCAAGTGGGTATTTACAATTCAGAAATCCAAATCAAGGAATCATTGTCCGTAATACAAATCAAGATTTTATCGAAGGATTAGACCCAAACAATCCAACTTATTTACAAACAGGTTTTACCATTACAATGTGGGTAAGATTTTTAGACAAAGTTTCAAACGGAACATTGTTCAATTTTGGAAATCCAACACGAGATGAAAATCCATTTGGATTCAGATTAGAAACTTTTGTATTAAATAAAGATGATACTTATAATGATGGTAATGGTAATATAGAAACTTTTGGAAATTATATTGAAGGTGGTTATCATCAAAACACTTTAGGATTATTTCAAAACACAAATACAGAAAGATTTGTTAGATTACAAGTTAGAGAGGATGGAGAGTTCTCGACTGCTAATGATACAGGATTAAGAGATTCTGCACTAGGTATGGGTGATATAGAAAAAATAAAAAACAACCCACCAGATTTAAATAAAGATGATAATGGAAATTATTTTTCAAATGATGAATTTCAACTTTTAAACTATACCAATATACCTGAAGATTTTAATGAATGGTATTTCATATGTGCAACTTATAATCCAAATGTTGATGAAGAAAATTCTGATTTTAATAATACGAATCCAGATTATTGGTTGAATCATGTTCAAGCTGATGGTGAATCCTACACATCGTTTTCAGGTTTAGGAAATAGATGTAAAGTTGAAATAATATCTAAATCAGACTTACTACGAGCTCGTGGTTTTAGAGTTTAGTAATGAATAATAAATTTAAAAAATACATAGAGATAGTGTAATGGCTTTTATTGGAACAACGCAATTAACACGGAATTTAAATAATACCATGGATACATTCCTTTTAGGTTCATGGCAAAATGATTATAGTTCTTTTAGGGACACGTATTTACCAGAGACTGTTCCACAAACTTTTCTAGATACTACTTTATTCACAACAGAAACTAATGTAAATCTGGCACAACAGCAATTTGAAACAAATGGAACTTTTGTAGACTACTATTTAAAAATAAATAGTGAAGTGATGAGAATATTGGTCCATGATGACCAGACAGGATTTAGTACTAATATTTTTACTTATTTGCCACTAATGAGAATAAAAGTAGAAAGAGGTTTTGGTGGGTCACCTGTAACAAATCATAGTGTTGATAGTTTTGTACAAATTCATAATTCTCTTGACAGTATTGAATTTGAAGAAACTGAAGATATTCCAGCAGGAGACACAGTAGTTCCTTATGATGTGATTGAATACACATTAGATGACGGATTTGTTTCGGAATCAGTTTCACCAGGATTTGGTGTAGATGGTGTAACAATTGAACAAACAATTATAAAACCTTTTGACTCATTTAGTGGTTTAAATGTTCAAACGTCTTCTTTTCTAAATACAAATCAAGGTTTACAAGATTCAAATCAAGATGGTAGGATTGAATTAGGTATGTTTACTTTTGATGAAGAGAACCTAGCAGCAGATAATTTTCCAAGTATTTTATCTTCTCCATTTTTACCTATAACAAAAGAAAATTTAGTAAAAAATGGGGATTGTAAATTCATAGAAAGAAGTTACATAGAGGAAGTTAATGACGAAGGTAATGATATTCCCATAGTTGTCAAACCAGAGGGAGAATGGAGATTTTTATCTTTACGTGATATTACTGATGATGATTTATTACAATTTTATGACTTTCCTGACTTTCAAGGATTTCAAGGTTACGGAGGAAGATATTCATACGTGCCAATGTCATTGGAACAAAGTGGTTCAGCTGGTATGGATTATTGGTCAGGTGTTGATTTTCAAACCAGTGGTAGTTTTTCTGGTTTTAAAGAATACTTTCAAGGAGTAAATCAAATAGACATAGAAAACTATGATAATATACCAACTTTAAGAGACCAATTTAGATTAAGATATGAAGATTCACAAGGAGGTAACGCGGTTCCAACTATAGCTACTTGGTTGATAACAAATGAAGCTTATTCAAATCAAAGATGTTTATGTTTTCAAAATTATTATATATGGAACAATACAAAAGTTTTTGATTTTCTAAGAAATGTTGATGTGGATGGTTTTAGAAAATGGCCATTCAATTACTTAATTAAATCACAATTTCAAAATGATGGTGAAATCATTGATGATTCTTATAGTGCTAATGATGTAATAACGGATAATCAATACAGAGTATTAAATCAAGTTCAAAAAATTTATGATAAATTTAATGATACACCAATAAATCCTTACAGTTCTTTAAAAATAAGATTTAAAATGAAAACAACATCTGTTTTCCCACCAGATAATTCTAATTCCGATTTTAATTTTTCAAACCCATTAGATGAAAACTTAGGATTTGCACCAACAGTTGAAGTTGGTATTTTATCAACTCAATTTGAAGAAACACCAAAAGCAGGAACATTTTCAATACCATCTAATTTAGGGGAGGATTGTAAATTTAGAGCACCGGGTAGTTTTAATTCAACAAGATATTTTAATGGTGCAAATTTTGAACAAAAAAAACAAGCTGATTTAGGAGGTATGACAAGATTTCAAAATAAAAAAATCAATCAATGGGAAACATTTGAATTTGACTTTAATCTAAAAAATGACCACAACAATAGAGGTTTAATTTATGGTGTTCCGTATGGAGGTCGATTTGATGATGCAGATAATAATGGGCCTGTTGAAATTATGTTAAATCATATTGCTAAAGGTGGTGGTCAAGATACAGAAGACGCAGGTGTACCAAAGGAAAATGCCGGAGAAATTTATTTTAAAGTGCCAGGATATCAAGATAAAGACACAGCACAAATAAACTTTACTTTGATTTCACCACACCAAACTACCACTCTACTAACTTCAGATGGTTATGTTGAAATTCAGAAGCGAGTGACTGTAAAACATGGTGATTTTGGAACAGATGATTATATGAGTGTAGCGAGTAAATTGGGTGATGAAGCAGGAAGTGGTGTAAATACATCCACTGGTGTTCAAAATGATGGAACGGTTCTTGAGGCTTATTTAATGTATGTTGGTTGTAACAATTATAGTTCACATACAGATACTCATTTTCTATTACCGATGAGTACTAACTCAGACGTAGATTATACATATCCAGATGTGGTTGTAGCGTATTGGAATGGCGAGAGGTGGACTTATGATAATAATGCCGGTTATGATAGATTCAGAACCTTTGCACCAATAAATACACATTGTTTCATTATTGGTAGATTGTATCGTAGTCCTATTTCAACTGAAGATGGTATTAATGGTATTGACCAATACGTTAGTAATGCGTCACAATTCCCTACTGATGGGCTTGGTAATATGTTTTTATTTTTACAAGCTGGAAACAATTTTCAAGGTAGAGTATTGATTGATAACATTGAGTGTTTTGAATCTCATAAATTCAAATTAGATTGTGATGTTAGAAAAAAAATATCTGTTGGTAATTATGGTATAGCTGATTTAACAAAATATTATGATAAAGAATTACAACCAAATGAATACAAAGATTCAACTGCACCTTTGGAGGTACAATTTTATTTTTATCCACAATATCCAACTAATGAATTTTTTAACATAGAAAGAACACCAATTTATCAAGATTTTAGATTAGGTAGGTTTTATATATATGATATTAATTGGGGTGATGGTTCTGCAAATGAATTTACCTCAACACCTGAAAAAATTGATGAAAATACAGCACTTTATCATACGTATGAAAATCATGGTATTTTTGAAATTACGGGAACAGCATTACGAATAAAAACTGATGAAGAAGGCAACATTTTAGGTGTCGTACATAATCAAAAATTTAAACTTAGAATAAATATAAATGAAGGATTAGATGAGGACTTTTTATATTTTGGAAGTGATGGTTATTCTTTTTTACCTTTTAAAAACACTACTCCAATCATAGGTGGTATATCAGAACAAAGTTCATATTATAAAACAATAAAAAGACAACTAGGATTTTTAGATAATGAAAAAATAAGTATTGAATATAAAAATAAAAGTGACAAATTAAAAACAGAATTAGCCCTTTTAAAAATGGAAAATCAAAATCAAGCTAATTTAGAAGTATTACCATCTTACATGATACCACGATATTTAACGGAATACAATCTTGGTAATAATGAAACCAAAACTTGGCCAGGTCCTGATTTAGCAATAAGTTCAGAAACCATGCCTGATGAAATTATAAGGATTGATAGAAGTGATGGTGTTGCTGCAGCTTTAAATCAAAATCAAGATTGGGGTGGTAACTTATTAGACGATGGACTTGAAACAGGAAAAGAATATACATTTCAATTAAATGTTGATTCTATGGTTTGGGATTTACTACCTCCTTTAGCATTAATATATAAAGGTATATCACCGATTAGAGAAGAATTAGGAAAAGGAATTGGTGATTGTGATTTGACAAGTATAAAATATTATAATACACCAAAATCAATTTGGGAAATGTTTGGATTTGAAAATGATGATTTAGAACAAATTGGTAATCCTGATAATAAAAGATATTGGAAAAATATTATTCCAAATGATTATTCTATATTTAGAAGAGAGGGATTACCCTTTCAATTAATTCAATCAGGTTTACCATTTCCTAAATTTAAAGAAGAATTTGATTTAAATGGTGATGGTAATTACACTGCCTTTGATAAAGATATGTGGGATAACTGGGGAAGACCTGACATAAGAAAACTTATTAATGATTTAGGTAATGGGAATCAACTAGATACAGAAAATTATACTTATCCAGACTATGCTTTGGAGTGGAGTAGTTTAAGTGATATACCAACTGGTAATGGCTTGGAACAACCTTCTGAAAACTTCCGTCTTCTTTGGACTGATTATACCACTCCCCCTAATATAGATACTTTTTCGGAACAAAACTTTTTAAAAGATGAAGAAACTGCATATGTTACAGTTAATGATTATTACTATCCTGTATTACCAAAACATGGTGCTGATGGCAGATTTGTAGAAATCAAGACTAATACAGATGGAGATATTGTAAGTGGTTATCCAAGAATCAATAATGTTTTTAAAATACCATTCCCATTACAAGGTGACATAACAAATGAAATGGAACAAAATGAAAATTTATTATTCAATATTATAAATCAAAAAATTGATGTTGAGGTTTTTGATGACAATAGTGGAAATAAAAATTATGGTATATCAATAGGAGATTTCAAATCAAAATTTGAAAAACAAACACTTCGAGTACAAAAAAGTAAAATAAAAAATATTTTTAAAACTTCAAGAGTAAATGGAGCGTTTTAATGGCTGAAATAAAAAAAATATTAGTCAATAGACCAAACATAGGAGATAGAAGTCAATATAATTTTGATGAAAATGACACTAATCAATTGTATGTTGATTCAACTGGTTTACCTAAAAATAATGATAAATTTCAAAAAAAAGACCTTTTTACACGAAGTGTTGGGGATGATATTAATGAAAAGATTATTGAAAGAAATCTAAAATACGAAGCAGAATCATTTATTAAAATAGAAAATTTATATATTTCAAATACAGGTGTTGATGGGACGGTAAAAAATAATCACGTAGCTGCATGGATATTTTCACAAGAAGCTTATGGTGGTGACCCAACAAGAGATGGTTATACAACTATAAAAAATAAATTAAACGAACATGATGAGTGGAAATTTTACTCACAAGGCTTTGGTACTAGAGGTGAAGGTACTGATATTGGAAATATTGATAATGTTGAGGGCAGTGAAATAGTAAGTAATTTTGGTGCGGACTCACCCCAAGTTCAATTAGGTGATTTTGAAGGTCAAACCTTAGATTTTAATTCAGATGGTGAATTAGATGCTTTTAAACTTAGTAATTTAGAAACATCTGGTTTACAAACAAGTTTATTCAATGAATCACAATACAATCCGATTTTTATTATTGTTTGGATGAGAGGACATAAAAAAGTAGCTTGGCCAGTAAAAACAGACGAAAGAAGACGAAGATATGATATTTTTAAAATAAGTAATGAGGAATTGTTTCAAAAATCTGGAAATAATTTTTTTGGTTTAACTTATCAAAACAATTTTACATCTGCAACTGCTACTAGAACTGGTGAGGGTGGTGGTGGAGCTCGTAAAGCTGCATGGAGGGTTACTTCGTTAAGTTTACAAATTAACTCACAAGCTGGTGTAGAAAATTTGTTCTCTGACGTAGGTGATTATGAAGACGCTGTAAAACAAGTTTTACCAAGAGTTTCATTAAATGCAAATTCATTTAATAGTGTTGAGTGGTTATCATTAGTAAACCCAAAAGCACAACTTGATAATAATCAGCTATCTGGTGGTGATGATACTATGGATGTCGGAAATTTAGAGTTTGGAACAAATGCACTAAGTAGACATCCTGATTTTTTTCCATTAACAACATTTGGATTTAGTCAAAATGATAGACTTGCTGAAAATTATATTGATTTACAAAGTTATAATTATGATTTTGATTCAATTTTAAAAGCATCATCACCTTTAAATGTTACGTTTGAAGTTAAGGGTGTAAATTTTGATGGTTCTGAATTACAAAAATACTCACAAACACCTTTATTGGATTCTGGTACGCAATATTTTTATTATTTTGTAATTGATTGGAATGATGAAGATGAAAAATTTTTAACTATTGATGATTGGTTAAATTCAAAACCAGAAAATGATTTTGAATATTTAGAAAAAATAAATCAAAATCTTTACAAATTAAAAAAAATAAGAATGTTTGAAGAATTTTCTCCTAACGAAATACAGGTTGAAAATACTTTAGAATTTTATTCTGAGTTTCCAGAATTTATAGAGGAATTTAATATTGATAGTGATAGAAATATAGTGGAATATGATACAGGTATGCAATTTGGAAATACTTTTTATTATAACATTAAATTTTTTGGTAAAATTGATGACCAAGACATTTATGAATGGAGAGCATCTGGAAGAAATGATATCGCTGATTATTTAGAAGAAAATGAATTTAACTTACCTATGGAGGTAGACGGACCTGTCACACAAGCTCAACTAAATCTTTTTACCGGCGGTGGTCCTTTTGATGACGGTGGTTTTACTGTTGAACAACAATTACAAATTTATTTTTCTGTTGATACATCTGATTTAAATCCAGAAAACCAAATACCAAAAGCTGGAAATCAAGAATATAGATTACCTTCCAGTTTTATTAATATACCGGAATATGAATATGGTAAGGGTCTGAGTAATGTATATACAACACCAGGAATTAAAAATGTTAAATTCATTATGTTTAGCTCTTTTGAAGCTTTACCTTATGAGTTTCTTAATGATTTTCAACAATTAGTCTCACCTGAATTTGAAATTGGTAGATGGAAACTTTGTACGTCAAGATTTTATTTAGATATTCCACCAAGTGAATATCCTGATTTTTCCGATGTGGGTGGAGCTGATTACACAACAATACCATGGCCTTTTACAACGGTTATGATTGGCGGAGTTTCTGAAAATTCAAAATATAAAAAAAGTGTACGTAATACTTTAAGTGGTGGTAAAATAGGAAAATTTGATATCATTGATGAAAAGTTTTTAATTAATGATTTAGAAAATGATGAATTAGGTGTCAATATAGAAACAATGGATTTAGAGCAAATTAGATATTTTAACACTGGTGTATATGATATTAACACGTTATTAAATATTTCTTTAGATGGAACATCAGAAACTATATATGATACAAACATTAATTTTTTTAGTGATATTGATGTAGCACAATCACTTGGTTATGATAATGAGTTTGACCCGAATTTTTTAGCAACTTTACCATTTCCAGAATACTTTGAACAATTTAATGTATCTCAAGGTAGTTCAACACCAATTATTGATTCTGTTGATGCTAGTAGATGGAATAATTTCTTTCGTAGACCAGATGTAAGTTCATTAATACTTTATTTAATTGGTGAAGTTGAGTTTCCAACTGAATACACTTATCCAAATTATGTAAATGCATTTTCTACCGTAGATGATATACCTTCAGGTGTTGTAACAAATATAGAAAATTTTTATAATGATTTTTCATTTTGGGATGGTGAAACAAATAAATTTCCTTTGGAAAGTTCAGTCGGACAGATATTTATAAGTGATAATCTGGATAATGATTTAAAACAAAATTGTAAATTAGAACTAAATACTGGTAATTTAAGTGGTAATTCTATTTTAGACACAAGTGGAAATTCAAATAAAGGATTGTTAATCGGTGATTATAAAGTAAAAAAACTTGGAAAAGGTCAACCTATGAGAAGAGACTCATTTATAAAAGTTCCTAAGAAAACTAATAATAGTAAAGGAGCGTTGTAATGCCTGATTTTGAATACGAATTGAGTTCTCAAGATAGGGAATTAGTTTTATCGGAACAAATGTCTGAATTTAATGGTACGAACTATATACGTTTAACAATTTATCCTTCAGATAGTCCGAATAACATTGTTAGTCTTCCAAATGAAGATAATAAATTAGCTATTTTTTATGCGAGTTTAAATCCTACTAGAGTAAACACTTCACCATTTAATGTTGGGACTGATGTATTTAGTTCAAGAATAATCGGTGATGATAATTTTAATGATTTTAAAATATATCAAACATTAGATGAAGATGGCAATGTTGTAGAAAATAGTAGTATTTACATAAAACCAAATGAAATATTTAATGAGTTTGGATTACCACAAGGTAATTTTAAAATTCAAATTGATTTTTTAAATCAATTAAAAGAAATACCTGAAGATACTTCAACAACAGATTCCATCTATCAATTTATTATAAAACAGATTTCTACATCAAGAAAAGAAGTAAGGTTAAAATTACTTGATAGACCAATAACCAACAATTCTAATGATATATTAAATATTACAAATGAGTTCAATAATAATGAGCCTGAATCTATACTTGATGGTGAAGAATCAGTACCAAATCCAAATTATAAATATCAATTCAAACATGTCTTAAATATTGGAACCGGTGAACACATTCCAATAATGAATTATACATTTGATAAATTTACAGATGGAAAAGATAATCAATCAATAATTTTAAAATTGTATGAACCAATACCAAATGTTATTGGTAACTTATCAATGGTTACAATTGAAAAGGAAGTTTTAATTACACAAACACAAGATATTTTTTACTTTTCAGATGTACCAAGTGTAATTTTTGGTGATGGTTTAATACCACAACCTCAAGAAAATTTTATTAATCCTGATAATAATGACTTTGGTTTTCAAAGTTTAGATGAATTAGCTATTTCTGCATCAATTGGTGATGTTGAAATAAATTCATTAATTTCATCAAGTAAATATGATTATCCAAATATAAATACTAATTTTAATGAATTTGAAAATCATACTTTTTTTGGCTCAGCTAAAAAGAAATTAGAAAATTTTAATGAAAAAGTAAAAATCATTCAATCACATTATTCTGATATTTCAAGTTCATTAAATGTTTCAAGTTCAATCACAGGTGATTCAACTTTTATAATACAAAAAAGAAAAGATTTATTTGAAAAAATTAATGAAGAATTTAAAAATTTTACCCCTTATGAACGATTTTTATATTTTGATGGACAAACAGATTCAACAGCCTCAGCACCAAGTTTAAAAAATTATGCAGACACAACACCTGTACAATTGGGTGGTGCACAAGTTGAAGGAACTGAATTAAATCAACACAATGGATTTAATGTTGTGTACAAACACTCATCTGAAAAAGTATCAGGTACTCATAATGAATTTATAGATTTATTTACTGATAAATATTTTGTAGAACAAAAACCTTTTTTTAATTACAGTAGTTCAATTTATTTATCATTTCTAATGCAAGGTGATAGTGGTAGTTCTTTGGTTTGGCAAAACAATAATATAAATTTAAACCCTGCATATCCAACTGATGCACTACATCAAAATAATATTTTAAATCCTGATATGACTGGTAGTGCACATCAAAGATATATATTCGAGGCTTCACAATCGTATTTCATACCTAAAAGTACAAATAATGATTTAGTAGATTTAGAAACTGGTGATTTTGAAGCTGGTTCAACCAAAATAACAATTTTAAGTGGTAGTCATAAAACAGGTTCATATAAGATAAAAGATTCAACAAATCTATATCCAACCACAGTAGTTAGTCAAAGTGGTGTTCCGTTTTTTGGTTCTGTAATGCCAGGTGGTGAATTGTTTAGAATATTTAGAAAAAATGAATTATCATCAAGTCTACAAGGTTATTGGAATATTGATGATGTGGAATCAGGTAGTGCTTTAACTCTTGCTAATGTTGTAAATGACGCAGGACCAACAACTGGTGATGCTGATAATATAGTTTCTGTTACCGCATCGGCAGGTCTTGAAGTTCATGGGAGACAATATGGAACATCTTATTATTCCATAAGTGCGAGTAACGGAGCTCCGGCTGTAGAAGAAGGTATTGTATTTGATTCAACTGATTTTAATTATAGTAAAGATGATAACTTCTCTATGGCGATTTGGGTTAAAAGATTCCATCCAGATAATGCATTAGGTGATTCAGGAGACCCTACACGAGATAGATATGAAGTATTTATGCGTGGTACTGAAGCTGACTCTTATGGTATAGATTATGTAAGTGGTTCAGATGTATTCAGAGCTGGTGTAAGGTCAGGTTCAACATCACTTAGAGCTGAAAAAGCAGTAACCGATGCAGGATTAGGTTGGCATCATGTAGCTTTCACATATCAAAGTGGTTCATCCACAGGTATTAAAATTTATGTTGATGGTAAGTTAGGTGATGAAACTTCAAACATAGGTGTTGGTGAATTTAGTGCATCTAGTTTTAATAATGATAAAAAGTTAAGTATTGGACATAGAGGTACTCTTAGTGGTAATAAAGAACAATTCAATGGATTCTTACAATACCCAAGAGTTTATAATAGAACTTTAACACCTGAAGAAGTTAACCAATTGTATTTAACTCCAACAGGTATTACAGAAACAAAAATTACAGATGTAAAAGTAACATTACAAAATCCCAAAAATGTTTTACCTTTTGATAATTTATTTCACACAAGTTCAACTGAATGGAATGATTGGTATAATAATGCATTAACAACAGCAGAGACTTTTGATACTAATAACATACATTCATTTGAAAATAATTTACCTCTTTATATTCAAGAAAGTTCGGAATATAAAGATATGAAAAACTTTTTAAATTTACAAGGAGAAAAATATGATTTAATTAGAAATCACATTGATTCACTTGGTACATTACATAATAGAGGATATAAAAAAACAAACTCTCCACCAGATAACACATTACCTATTTTGTTGTCAAATATGGGTTGGCAAGCTATTAATCCATTATCAGGAAGTCTTACAGATATTTTAGGAAAATATGTAACTTCTGTATCTTCATTTGATGATATTAAAAATAGCACCTGGAGAAAAACACTTAATAATTTATTATACATCTATAAATCAAAAGGAACACAAAATTCAGTAAGAGCTTTATTAAATACATATGGTTATCCACCAGATATTTTAAAAGTGAAAGAATTTGGTGGTTATGGTGTTCAAACCACTGGTGAAACGGAAAATCCATTTAACGATGGAGTACCAGTAAGTCAAGGTGCAGATAATAGTTTAAGTGGTAATCCAACAGGAAGCTTTAGATTTGTTTCAAGTCAACAAAAATTACAAAATTATATTTTTAATGGTAAACAAAATAGAATTTTAAATCTTGATTGGTGGATGGATGGTGCGACCATTAACACAATTGAATTTGTATACAAACACGTTAACACAACACAAACACAAACAATATTAAAGTCAAGTGGTAGTGGTGGGGAAACTTTATGGGATTTAAGATTGATACCGAGTTCTACTGGTGATAGTTCATCATTTCAATTTAGACTTAATAATTCATTAACAGGTTCATTAGCGATTGCCACTAATGCTATATCGATGTCAACTTTATTTTCCACTATGACGGATGGACAATTGTGGAACGTAATGTTACAAAGAATGACGGGGAGTACATCAACTAATATAATAAATGAATATAGATTACACACTTCTTTACAAGAGGATGAATTAATTAGAACTTATAATTTTGCAACAATGTCAATTAGTGGAGCAGGTGCTACTGATAATAATGATATAGCTAATCAGAATTGGATGTCAAGTGGTTCAAGAAATGCTTTATCTTCTTCAAATTTATTTGTTGGTGAGATATTTAGTGGTTCTTTATCACAAATTAAATCTTGGGCTACACCTTTAAGTAAATCTAAATTTCAACAACATACATTAAACAAATTTTCAACTCTTGGTAATAGTTTAACATCACATTGTGATGAGTTAATTTATCATTTTAAATTAAATGAAAATTATTCAAGTGCGTCTATTTCATCATCAGCACAAACTTTAAACATTGTTGACGCTTCACCTACAAAGAATTATTCCGATTATTCAATTAGTAAACCTGGTTCTTTTTTCTCAGGTTCATTTATTTACGGGTTTGATATTGTTCCAAGAGTTGGTTTAACTCTATCTGATAATACGACAGCAGAAGATGACAATGGAATTATAATTAATCCGTCAAATAATTATGTTGGTAATTTAAATTCTGATAAATCAGCTATAGATTCTTTAACTAATACTGTAGGTAAAAAATCTTCACTTACTGTGTCAAATAAATTAGAATTATATCGTTCACCTCAAGACTTTGTAAATAATTTTATTTTAGATAAACTAAGTGGATTTAACTTAGAGGAAAAGTATGGTAATCCAATATATACAATTTCACAATCTTATACTTTATTAGATACATTTAAAAATGATTTTTTTGATTGTCATCCTTTATCAATTGATGTAAATAAATTTATAAGAGCACAGGAAAATATGTTTAATCATACTCTAACTGAGGGATTAAATAGTTTATCACCCGCACGTTCAACAATGGCTAGTGAAAACTCTAACTTTGGTGTTGAGATTAAATCCACCATTTTAGAAAAACAAAAATATGACCATCATTTACATTCAATTGAACCAAATCCAAATACAGTAAATGACGAAATAAATATTATTTCATCAACAAGTATTCCAAGTGCTATTTTTAACTCAATCAAAGAGGGTGAAGTTTTAAAACCAGTCGATGCCAGTGGTTCATTAGAATTACCAATTACAACATCAATAAGTTTTGGTAACGCGTATGTGACAAGTAGTGGTTATTTGGCACCAATATCAAGTCATAGTGGTAGTAATTATACAGTAAAAAGTTATCAAAATCACTTTCATCCTCCATTTTTACAACCTGGTGGTTATTCAGCATCAATTGAAAATCCATTTAATTTATCGTTTACATATTCAGAGACACGAGGACAGAAAAATATTCCACCAACTTTAACTGATTCATCTGTACCCACTTCAAAAAATGGATTAATTTCTTACTCTGAAGAGGCTAATGAATCATTTTCAAATATACATAGTAGTTGGGGAACAAGTTCAAATGAAACACATTTTATAAATTATACAGGTGGCACTGGTTCAGATGGTAATTATAATCGTGGCCACATTGATACAAGATTTGTATTTGATTCAATTGGTGACAACGAATATTATTCCGCTTCAAACAGTGCCGATTTTTCAAACTTTAGAAATTTTTATAACCGAAAAATGATTGATAATGACTTTCACTCACTTATAACTTATCAATCTTTAGTTGGTGGTGTTACTTCTAATTCAAATCATATTGGTAGAATGATGGGAAAAACTAAATTTTTTATAACAAGTTCCGATGGTGAAATCACATTACCAAGTAACCACATTTCAAATTTTAGTTATCCATTTAAAGAAAGAATGAATGAAGGAACACAAAACACAAATCCAGGACAATTGAATGTACGATATGAGGATTACTCAACAGCGTCATTTTATAGAGTAAAAGTTACTGGTGGTGAAAATAAAATTATTGTCAATAAAGGACAAACAACATTAGATTCAAATGATAATATTATATACTAATTTAAATTTGCATATTTTTTTATTTTATTTATATTTATATATGAATTAAAGTATTTCTACATAGGAGAAAACAATGGGATATTTAGATAATTCATCAATTACAGTTGATGCAGTCTTAACAAAAAAAGGAAGAGAAATTTTAAAAGATGGTGGTAATTTAAACATTACATCATTTACACTTTCAGACACTGGTGTAGATTATACACTTTGGAATCCAGACCACCCAAGTGGTTCAGCTTTTTATGGTGAGGGTATTGAAAATCTACCACAATTAGAAGCTAGTGTTCATGCTGAGTACAATTTAAGAAACAGATTAATAAGCTTAAATCAAAATACTGTTGCAGTCCCTGCATTAGTTTTAGGTAATTTAGATGTAAGTGGTGGTACTGTTTTAACATTTAATGAAGGTGATGAAAATAAAGGCACGATTTCAGTTGACTTAGTAGGATTTACAGGTGGTGCTAATATTACTGGTTTTGAATATTATTTCGTGATTCAAGACCCATCAATTGTTTCAACTACAGCTACTCTACAAAGTAATTTAAGTGGAACAAGTAGACAATTCTTACAAGAGATGGATATCCCATTTGCACAACAATATGGATTTAATGGTTCAAGTTTTAAAATAAATCCAATACAACAAGATACAAAAGGTAAATCAACTAATATTTATGTTGTACATATTGAAACAGGTGCTTATAATTCATTTACGGTGACAAATAATATTACAAAAAATCAAAGAGCAGTATTATCAACTGTTCGTTCATCATAATTTAGGAGAGTAATAAATGGCAATAGCTGGAGGATTAATAACATTAGATTCAACGGAGGGTATGGATAAAATTACTCAAACGGATAAAGTAACAACACCATATCATTCAGATGGAAATTCACTATTAGCAGCTGCTAATATTATTTCATCATCACAAACAGGACAAAGTACAAATGAAACTTACTTTTTTGGTATAGCTAATAGTAACACACCAACTGTACAAGAATGGAACGTAGCTTTTGGAAGTACAAATGGGTATGGTTCTGATGATGATGCAAATGCAATTAAAGCTCCAACTGAGGCTGTTTATAAACAATACGCTAGTTTACTTTTAGCTCCAACAGAAGTTACTGGTGGTTTCATTATTTCATCACCAGGTGCCAGTAGTGCTGTAGCGAGTGGAAAAGATGAAGAAATATTTGTTCTTTCAGCTAGACGTTCCAATATGAAAGATAGATTGAATAAAGGAACTTGGGAAATAGCATTAAGTGGTTCAAAAACTGATGGTACTGGGATTTCAATTTTACATTTAAAAGATGATAGTTCAACTACTTCACCAACTGCAACACCTGTTGGTGATAGATATAATATTGTTAGTTGTTCAACCGCTGGTGTTATTGAGGGTACTGGAGCAGCTGCAAAAAATTATGGATTCTTTTATCCAGATGTCGGAGTTATGGTGTTTAGTGCGACTGAGTTATCAGCGTCTATACCTGGTAAAGGAGCTAATAAAAATGACGTAGTTGTTCATGGTGCACCAACTGTTGCAGCAGCAAATAATTTTAGAGGGTTTGGTACTGGTGAAGGTGTTGATGCAAACAAAAAATTTGGATTAAGATTTATAAATTGTCTACGACCAACTGGTGCTAAACTATCATTTAGAGATGAAGAAGACCAAGTAAGTGCTCAATATTTTTGTAGAGTTAGAAGTGGACAAATGAACTTTTCAAATAATCCTACATTCGTTTCAGGTTCTTTAAATGAATTAAGACAAAAAACAATGAAAGGTAATCCTAACACATTTATTACATCAGTTCAACTATATAATGGGGCAGGTGAAATGGTAGCTGTAGGAAATCTTTCAACACCATTAAAGAAAAACTTTAGTTCAGAAGCTACTATAAAAGTTAAGTTAACTTATTAAGATGGGTTACTATGTATGTATTCGGAGAGATTGATAAATCATCAACCATAATTCAAAGTAATGTTGTAAATTTTACACAAAATTTAAACACAAGTTCACTCGGAATTAAATCAATAAAGATAGTTTCAGGCTCAATAAGTCAATCGCATTGGCATTCCTTAAATGTTTTATTTTATACTAGTGGTTCACCACAATATCCTAATGAACATAAGTTTGGAGCACCATCAAGCAATCTATCAATTGATAAACGTGGTAATAAACAATTTCTTACAAAATATCATGGTTATCCAAGTAGTTCTATAATTCAAATACCATCTCGTTATTATGGTGATAAAATCAAAGAAGGTAGTTTTTTATTTACTGATTTGAACAATGTAGATAATTCTAATAATAATCCTATAATTAGAGATGATGGGTTTGGAAATTTATACGCTACAAACGCACATTTTTCACAAAGCACAACAAACGCCTCATCATCAGACAATTATGTTGGAAATATTTTTTATGACAAAGGTTTGGCGGTTATTACAGAAACAGGCTCTTGGAGTGGAAGTGTAAATTATTCAGATTTAGCCACAAACTTTACATTAAAATTTGATTCATTTAGTAACATTACAACTCATGAATACAATGTAACAATTTTACCACAAGAATTTAATTTTACTACAAATTATACGATAAGAAATGTTTTAAGTGGAAGCACAAAACCTTTAACTTTAGCAACATCAACTTTAGCATCGACATTTACAGGTAGTGAATGGCAACCATACATCACAACAATAAATTTATATCAAGATGGTGATTACGATACACCTGTAATTCAAGCTACTTTACCAAGACCAATTAGAAAAAGTGATAAAATAAATACAAGATTTAAAATAAAATTAGATATTTAGGAGACAAATGGTTACATTAGGATTAGATGCATCAACGACTTGTGTCGGATATGCATTCACAGAAGATAAGAAGATTCTCGATATGGGATTCAT